GGTATAGCACTAGACTTAACATACACAGGGTAGTAAGTCTTTAAGCTAGGGTTAAAATGATAACCATAATATACTGGTTTAGTAGGCTGTAATAGGATATTTAATTCTTCTTTGGAGAATTTAGCATCATCACCTGCCTTGTTTAATCTGTTTATAGAAGACTTGTATAATACGTCTGATATTTTACCTTCGTGGAATAGGTTATATAGGTGCTCTTTTACAGTTATGAACTCTTGAGCATCTGCACCCTCTATATTAAAATAAGGGGCTGAATTTGGGTATTTAGAAGCAACGTAAGCAGCTTTCTCTTTGTTGCCCATATTCTCTATCTCTTTAAGCTCTTTGTCGCTTAGATTCTTCTTATCTAGTATTTTTACAATATCCCTTATTGTTTTAGATGTAGATACAGGGTCGTTAACCACTATTTGAGTGTAGTTTTTCCCTGTTAACCCTGCAATGTCTTTAGTTCTGTAGTTTGCTAAAGTTTCACCTGGGGCTATAAGACCTGCTAGCCTTTTACCTAAGTTTACAAGGGTTTCGTCATAATCTTTTTTATAAAAGTGAGCTATATCTCCTGCAAGAGCTTGAAATATGTTAAAGTTTTGGATTATTTGGTTAACTTCATAGTCTAATGCGGAGTATGTTATAACAGACTTGCTTGAGTATTCAGTGGGGCCTATGTTAGGTATAGCTACATTTTTAACATATTTAGAGTCAATAAACTTATAAGTAACATTACCCTCTTCATCCCTGTTAACTATCCCTAATTCTTCCCAATACTCTAGTTTGTTATCAACAAGCTTAATAAGTTCTTGTTTAATTATGCCTTTTACATACTCCCTAACTGTAGCAAAGTTCTTTAAAGCGTATACATCATCTGTAATCTTATCCCATATATCTAAGCTTTTATCGTTAAATATAGGGAACATAAAGAACATTTTAGAGCCTTCTTTGTATTCTGGAGTAGCCTCGTCTAAATTAAGCTTAGGTGTTATGGTATCTTTCCACGTTTCTGTAATACGATAATATTCAGAATATACAACTTTTACAAGTTCATTTAGAGTGTCATTGTTTATATCAACTATTTTACCTTGTTTGTTTAAAGATGCTTTAGTTATATGCCCAAATAGGTTAAAGCCTAATAAGTTTTTCTTATCAGATGTTGTTAAACCTATATGTCTAATTTTCCTTAAGTTCTTTTTATTAAGCTTTTCATGTTTTATACCTTGGTTTTGGAACATAGCTATTCTTAACTTCTCTAGTTCTGCAGGGCTGAAGTCTTCAAGGTCTTTAAATTCTCTCTTACTTTTTTCTTTCTTTATTCCAGAAACATACCATACATCAAAATACTCCCTGAATAAGCTTTTGTAAGGTACCCCATTATCGTTATTAGTAAGGTATTTTAATATATAAGAGTTTTCATTGAAAGGGAGCTTAAGCAATTCATTAACAAAGTTATTGTCAGATTTTAGCCTTTCTATTTGTTGTGTTGCGTATTTATGAGGGGAGTATGACCATATAACATTCTTACCGTCATAGAAAGAGCTAGGTGTAGCAGTTTTATTTATTGTTGCGTAAAACTTAGCTAAAGCTCTAATCCCTAAATTGTCTACTAAAGGGTTATAGTTATCTAAACCTAGTTCATTTTTTTCAGAACTTAGCCTGTCAAATAAGCTTTTGAATATACCATTAGCAGAAGTAAAATGCTCTACTAATGATAGGTTTAAGTTTCTTCCAAATTCTTTAGAGAATACCCCTATATTCTTGCTATTAATAGCCTTTATTAAAGAGTTTACTTGTTTATCTTTAAAGTCTATACCAAAGTTATTAAGCCAAGCTTGTAACTTGGCAGGGTCTAGTTCTTCTTTTTCAACACTCTCTTTAAGCTCATTATAAGCCTTTTTAAGGCCTGCTACTTTATCAGGGTCTATAACTACCTCCCCGTTAACATCTTTCGTTATAGGGCTTTCTTTTAGGTTCTCCAGCCAGTTATTTATAACAAAGGTTGTAGCACTAGAACGGTTACTTTCTATAGTACGGATATTGTAATCTCTGCCACCAAATTCATCTGTTTTGTAGTTCCATAATGTTAAGTATTTTTTAACAAAATGTTTATTAGCCCATTGTGTAAAGGCGTTTATAATTTGGTTTTCTGTAGCCTGAAACCTGTCAATATTCCTTTGTTGGTTTTGTTTTTGGCTTTCAGATACCTCAGCATTTTTTAAACTATTACCTTCAAGTAAATCTATTAGGTTATTTAACCAAGGGTATGCTGTAACATTGTCTAACATAGCCTGTTTCATAAGGTGAAAATCAGGGCCTACGTTAGCTAGTATAGACTGTAATACGGGTAAAGACTCCTCTAAAGGAAGATAGTTTGGTAAGCCTAACCAGTTTTTGTTAGTAGTATCTGCAATACGATAAAACATAGACTTAAGTAAAGGGGATATTTTATCGTTAGGGTTTTGTGTTAAAGCCCTATCTTCTCCGTATTTGTTATCAGAACCCTCTTCATTGTCGTACTGGTATAAGTATTCAAAGTCTTTTGTTATCTTTTGATAGTTTTCAAACTCTTCAAGAACTGCTTTTTCAAACTTATCCCAAGCCTCTAAAACTTTAACAGCTTTACTATTACCTTTATTGGCATAAGCAGTAAAGTAGTCTTTCCAATTCTTTAAAGACTCTTCTTTTGTCAAAGCATTAATCAGTACATCGTTTATCAACTCCCCAACAAGAAACCTTACAGTTTCATTTTGTTGTATTTCTGTTATTTTACCAGGGTTAAATAAGCCTAAATTATTTAAATTTTCATTTGTTGCAGGCAAAAAGTCATTATAAAGGTCTATGTTTTTATCTTTAACAAATTCCTCAAACCCAGCTATATCCTTTTTGCCAGTACTTTCTCTGTACTCTGAATATAGTCTTTGAGCTAATTCTTTAGAAATTTTAGTTCCTTTTTGGTCTTTAGCAGTATTAATCTCAATATCATAATTAAAATCTCTTTTAAAATTCTCAAACTTTTCTAATACAGTATTACCTTCAAAATCTTTTAATATTTCTATTTGTTGTTTAGGAATACCTAAATCTTTTTGAATCTTATTGTATAATACTTCTTTATCTTTTATTTGAGATTCCCATTTTTGTATTTGTTTAATATTAGATTCTATTTTATCTACTAACTGTAATTTGTAATCTATTTGCTCTTTACTAAAATCTTCATTATTTACAACTTGAGATTGTGCAAATTGTAAAGATTTTTCAGAAGCATCTTTTATAATAGATTCTAATGATTCTAATGCAATATCATACGCTGAAGTATTTACCCCTAATAATTTTAAAATATTAGAAATAATTCTATCAAATAAAGAAACATTATTTAATTTTTTATTCTTTAGTTTCTTTACAAACTGTTCATTAGCAAGTTCAGCAAGTAATTCATCTACATTAGTTATCCCATATTCATTAGAAAATTCACTATCTTTTTGTAGTTCCTCTAATAATATATTTAAATTTTTTACAGCTTGTATTTGTTCTTTTGATAAACTTTCATATTCTTCATTACTAACTTTTCTTTCTTGAACTTCTTGTACTATCTTAACAACATATCTACTAACTCCATGTACTATTTCATGCACCGCTGTTTTAGTAAAACCTTCTGTAGCTATAAGATTTACATTAATAAATATTTTATTATCTTTAAGAAAAAATATTCCTTTTGCCGATTTTTCTACAAATTTTTGACTATTATCTGAAAATACAAATTTAACCCCTAATTTTTCAGCTACATTTTTAATAAGATTTAGTATAAATTTAGCTTGGTTAGATAATCCTAATGATTCTAATATTGAGGAAACCTCATTAATAGTATATTCTTTATTTACTTGAATATTATTATCTTGTATTAATCTATCTACTTCTTTTTTATTATTCTCAACTTCTTCTTGTTTTTTACTTTTACTTAGATTGTCTTGCCTTAGTTGCTCTTCTGTAAGATTAATTATATCATCTGTATGTTTTTCTATTAATTCTTTTATTTCAGAAAATAAATATTCACCTCCTTGGAGTAATTTTAAAATTTTTTTACCTTTTTCACTTTTAACTTGAGAAGATATAGAATCATCTATTTGTTTAGAAACATCTTCCTTAACTTCACTAACAGTAGAAATTTTAGCTAATAAATTTTTAATTATTTGTTCTCTTGTTAGTTGAGTGTTTTTATTGTTTATAAATCTATAACCATTATCAATTTTTTCAGCTAATCCTTTTCTTACTAATTTTTCCCACAATTTAATAGCTGGTTTATCAGCTTCTGTTTTACCAAGTCTTCCTTCTTCTTCTAATTCTATAAGTAAGTCTATATTGTCAATTATTTTCTTTTTTTCTTCTTTTGATAATATTTTACCGTCTAAAGTCCATTTTTCTGTTTTTGTATCTTTTAAAAATTCAACATCAGAATTAAGTTCTCCAAATCCTTGTTCTTGTAGTATTCTATTTATTTCAGTATAAACATCTTCACCAATACCTTGTTTTTGAAATTCTTTAAATACTTCTGCAATTTTAATATGTACTTTGCCATCTTTTATAGTTAATGTTACAAAACCAACTAATTTTTCATCTTTAAAAATATCAGTTTCTATATCATTGTTATTATTAGTCGTTTTTACTTTTAACTGTAAATTCTTTTTATTAAATAAATCAGATAAAGCTTTAGATATATTATTTACTACTACTTTGGAATTATTATTATTTATTTTATTTACATCAATTAACTCTTGTTGTTGTTTACTTAAACCTAATTCTGTAAGTATTTTTTCTAAAGACCAACCATTTTTTTCACCTTTTTCAAAAACTTCTTTTGCTTTTTCAGATTGAAGTATATTAATTATTTTTAATTCTTGATTTACTTCATTATTAGAAAAACTTTTATTTACATAATTTTTAAATCCTTCTATATCTTTTCTACCAGTTTGTTCTACATAAGAAGAATAAGCTTCATAAACATTCTGAAGTTCTTTTAATCTCTCAGAACTAAATCCAATTTCACCAGTTTCTAAATCAATTCTTTGTAAAAATGCGTCAGTAAGTATTTGCGTTAGTTCTTGTTTTTGTAGTTTAGATAATGAATTAAATTTATCCAATATCCATTTTACAAATTTATTCCACCAATTCCAAGCTTCTCCTTTTTGCTTTACAGCTTGTTCACCAATAGACTGAACAAGAGCTTCTTCACTACCCCATTTTTTAATAGCTTCTTGTACAATAGGTGTATTTCTAAACCAAGCTATATAATGGTGAGCATATTCATGAGGTAACGTATCTACTTTTTGATTTAAAGCGTCTATAAGAATAGTACCAGCTTTTATATTAGCTTGACCTATTATTCTGTTAAATTCATCCTTTTGTAATAATATATTTTCTAAATCTCTTGCTTGATTAATATTTAATTCATACCAACTATTATTATATTCATCAGTAATTTTTGGTACTATTTTATCAGTATAATCTAATTTACCATCATTAAATCCTTCTGTTACAGAAATTTGTTCTGGTTTTTCAAACCATTGTATTTTATCTCTGTACTTTTCTATTTCAGAATTACTTTCAAAAGGTTTAACTCCTTTTGCTGTACTTAAAGTAATATGAGAATCTTTATTTTTTCCTTTAGGATTTTCTACTAAAAGTACATCTACTTTATCAGTAGTTAATCTACCTAATATTTTAATATTAGATTGTTTTCCTAATTCTATATTACTTAAATCTTTAGGTTTGAATTCTATTGTAGAATGATGGTAAAAATGATTAGGATGTACAGGTTTAAATTTTTCTTTTAATTTATTTATATTATTTACAAACAAAGCATGATATACTGGATTATATGTAGCTATTGTTTCAATTTTTGTATCTCCATAAATTTTATCAAGAATATTTTTAATAGTAGTTTCATAGAAATTAGCAATAGAAGATATTATTAATCTACCTGCTTTAGCATCTGCTATTTCTTTTTCTAATTGTTCAATTTGAATATTTACATTTTTAATCATTCTTTCTTGTTCTTCTATATATCTTTTATTGTTTTCTAATTCTTTTATTTCTTCTTTTATATTATATTTCTTTTTAAAAGCATTTTTATAAGATTTTCTTATTTCTTTTCTTACTGTATTATAATCTCCTTGATTATTATAAATTCTTTGACCTAACCCTGCTAAAGTAACAGTATATGTATTTCTTTTCATTACTCCATCTACAGCAACTACTTTTCCATCAAGAGTTATTTTTCCATCTCTGCCTATTTCTACTACAAAAGAAGGTCTTTTAGGAACAGAATTAATTTTTTCATTAAGATTATTTATTACTTTTTTATAGTCTTCTATATTTATTTTATATCTCTCTATATTATGTTTTTTAATTTTAAGTTGACTTTCTTTATATCTAATAAATTCTTCAACAGTTTCATGTCCTTCAATTTTAGCAGCAGTATCTCCTGCAGGAAATAATACTTTTTCATATCCTTTTTTAGCACTATCTTGAATAATGGATTTAACAAAAAATGTAACCCAATTATTGTCTTTGTTTAAAAGTTGTAAGAATTTATCTTGCTTAAGTAGTTCTTCATCTCCATCCAATCTTCTTGATTCTTCATTTAATTTACTTATATCTCCCGCAAGCTCTTTTTTATCTCTACCTTTCTGAAATAAATCAGATTGTACTTCAAGAATACGTCTTGTTTTAGTTTCTTTGCTATTTAAGAATTTAAAAGCTTCTTCTCTATTATTAAAAGAATCTATATCTCCTATTTCTGGTGCAGTCACTATCCACTCTCCATTTCTTTCTACTATATTTGTTCCAGATGAAACAGGATATTCAGAAATCATCTGCTCATCACTTCTAAACCAACCAATACCATTATTAGTAGAAAATTGAGCATGACCTTTAATATTAGGTATAATAGCAGGTGTAGCTATTTCATTTTCTGTATAATTAGTACCTCCTAGAACTGTTAGATTTGAATAATAAGATGTATTTTTTCTACTATTCCATTTATCTTTAGCTTCTTGCTCTGTATTAAAAATTAAAGGAGACAAAGTACCATCATCAGATTGAAGTCTAAATTTACCATTTTCATCTTTTATTATATTTACTTTTTCCCCAAACCTACTAATTGCTCCTTCTTTAGCAGTATTAATTTCAATAGTATAACTAAAATTAGCTAATAAATCTGCAATTATTTGTTCTCTATTTAAAGATTTATTAGTAATTAATTCTTGTTGTTGTTTAGGTATACCTAATTCAGTAAGTATTTTTTCTAAAGACCAATTATTTTTTTCTCCTTTAGCAAATACTTGTTTAGCTTTATCAGATAAAAGAATATCTATAATTTTTAGTCTGTATTTTATTTGATTATCATATTCTTCTTGATTTTTAACAATATTACTTGATTGTTCCCATATAGGATTATTAGTAATATTTAATTTAATTTCAGGATATAGTTTTTGAAGTTTTTCTTGTAGTTTTTGTTTTAAAATATTAGTATTAAAAAACTCTTTGAACCCTTCTATATCTTTTCTACCAGTTTGTTCTACATAAGTAGAATAAGCTTGTAGAGCTTGTTGTTCTTGTTGTGGAGTTATTTCTTTGCTTAATATTTCCTCTTTTTCTTTTTTAACTTTTTTATACAAATCAGAGGATTGAATAGATAAAATACTTTTAATAGCTCCTATTTTACTATTAAAAATTTCTTCTTCTGATAAATCTACAGGAATTTTACTTTCAGGCTTTCCTAATTTATCAGCAATTTTATTAAATTTAATAATAGAATGTTTTAAAGATTTACTTCTTTTAACCCCATTGATATTATAATCATTAGCTATAATTTCTAAAATATTAATGAATTTGTCTTTGGTAAATGAACTAACATTTGTATATCCAAAAGCTTTGTTTACTAAACTATTAATATAAGAATTTATAAAATCTAATGTTTTCTTAACTTCCTGATATTTTTTACTTAATTCTGTAATAGGATTTCCAAATTGGTCAAACTTATATTGAGTATTTTTAAACCCTAAAGCTTCATAAACACTATTTCTAAGGTTTTCATCAGAATTAAACAAGTCATTAATAGATACTTGTCTTTTAAGGTATTGAAGAAATTGTTCTTCAGGTATAGATTGATTTTTATATTTTATTACACAGCCCATATTTTATTCATTTTAATTTTTTCAATAGTACCTACTGATACATTATATTTAGAAGCAATTTCTTTCATTTTTAATTTACCAAATAAGCATTTTATCTCATTTGCAATATCTTGATTAAGTTTAGCGTTTGGGTGATTTTCACCTTTAAACTTTTGAGATATTTTTTCTTTAGTTTCGTTAGATAATGTTTTTCCTAAATGAGCTTTTCTAATACTATCTTTATATTCGTCAGATAATTTTCTACCTACTCTACTTGGATGATTTTTATTACTTTCAGATATTTTTTGTTTATGTTCTTCTGTAAGAACTAAACCTAAATTACTATTAACTTGTTTTCGTTTGTTGAAAGTTGGATTAAAAATATCTATAAAAAATTGTTCGAGTTTAAGTAAATATTCTTTTGGGCATTTTGCTAATATTTCAAATGTAAAATTATCCTTACCATATTTATTATAGGAACTTTGCAAATGTTTATTAGGATGCTTACACAAATTCATATTTGCAAAATGAGTTCTTTTTCTACTATTCAAGTTAACAGCAGAACCTATATAACTATCATTAGTTATAATATTTGTTATTTTATATATTCCGCTTATGAACATTGCTTTTCAACTATTTTTTCTTTAATTAACAAAGATAACAAATTTTCAGCAGAAATGCCAGGATTAGTTAATAATTTTGAATACACTTGATTAGCTAATTCAGGATTAGATTCAAACAAATCATCAACTTCATTTGCAGAAGGTAACTCATCATTACTTTCATCATCATTAATTTCATAAGCCCCGTAAAGCCCACTTTTAGGAGGTATAGGAGTTTCATCAATTTCTTTATTGGCAGGCTCTGTTTTATTTTCAACACCCTGTTCTGTATCATAAGCTATAGTAAATACAGGGTTATCAAAATAAGTCTCTACACTTTCGTTATTATTAGAAATTTCATTACTAGCAAGTGATGTATAAGTATTAGCTTTAACAAACTCTTGGTAATTGTCAAAGGTTTTAGTTGTAATATTCCCAGCTTCATCATACTCTTGAACAGTAAAAGGTTTATTACTATACTCTGTTAAGTTTCCTAAATCATAAGTTATAAACAAATTGTCTATAACAGTCTTTAAATCTTTAACAAGGCTTTCATGTAAAGTAGGGAGGTTAGTGCTTATAGTCTTTATTTTACCACCAGACCAACCAAACTTAAGCTCATTACCTTGCATACTTAAGTAGAATCTATCTTCCTCTTGTACAGCAAAGTATTCCCCCTGAGTTATATTATTCATGTTATTTTTAAGAAAAATATACTTACTTAAAAAGTTTCTTAAATCAGCCAAAGTACTTATTCCAAGCTCTTTTAAATGAGACTTTTGCGCTTCACTTTTGTTTTTATTGAAAAAAGATATAATAGTATCCTTAAGTATATTACCATAGTTAGTATCACTTACTTTTAAAGTTTTTAAAGGTACAGCAAGCTTCCTACCGTCATAAGTATCCATAACAGCATAAGGTACACCCGGTATTACCTTAGTGTTTAATAAACCTGTTATAACACTATCTGTAGTATTGTTAAGGGTTCCTGTAGCTGTTGCTATCCCTATAGTAGAAAGTTTAGGGAAAGCTTCATTAGTAAGCCTGAATGTACTTCCAATAAACCTAGGTACTGAATGTGTTTCATTCTTTTGTACATTGTATTTAAGCCATCCGTTAGCAACTTCCTCTATCTTAGAGGTAATTCCACCTTTTGCTAAAATTTCATCCCTTATATTTTTAAGCTTTAATCTTTCTTCGTCTATAACTTCACTTGGAGTATTAGACTCGTTTATGAAAGACATTGCGTGTAAGTACCCTAAAAGCTCTCCATTTGCATTATATATGCCTATAGGTACATACATATTGCCCAAGTCAGAAAGTGTCCTAAAATCAATCTGAGTGCCCTTTTTGAGGGTGGTTATAATATCACCATTCTCATTAATAAAATCTGTATCCCTTTCTAAGGTATAGGGTTTAAATTCTGCTGCGCTAATAGGCTTTAAAGCTACAGGGTCACCTGCTTTTAAATAACCAGGCCTTAGTACATTAGGGTTAGTAACTTCCCTAGATGCATCGTTGCTTATAGTAGCTTTACCTTTTGCAGTTTGAATATAATCCCTAGAACGACCATAGGCAATAGCTACGCTAGGTGTTAATAGTTTAAATTCAGAGAACACTAATCTTTTACCTGAGTAAGCATCACCCTCTTTGTCACTATTACTAATATATTCTTGTAACTTATAAATTTCATAATTTTCATCAAAATGGTTATAGTTCTCCCCATTTTCAGTAGGGGTAATATCAGACTCTTTAGGGCCAGCTGTTGTTTTTTCTTCTTCCCCTTCTTTTTCAGAAGTACCCTCTTCAGGCTCTTGGCTTTCAGGAGTTTCTTCTTGTGTGGTAGTTTCAGTACCTGAATCTGTCCCCTTATTGCTAATGCCTAAAGCTTTGTTAATTTCATCAGATTTGCTAACAGGTGCTGCCCCTATAGCTGCATAAGGGTCGAAGTTGTCATATTCTTCTTCCTCATAAACCTGTGGAGGTTGTTCCTCATTTTTAGGCTGTTCTTGTTGAGCTTGTTCTGGGTTAATTACAGTCTTAGCATCTTGTTTTGCAGCATCCTTAGCCGCCTCTTGAGCTTCCCCTGCTGTAGCAGCTTCTTCTGCTTTTTTAGTATGGTATTCTTCAGCAGCCTCTTTTTTACTTCTTGCTTCAAAATCTGATTCTAATTTTTTTAAATATTCTTTGTCCGAATATTTCGTATACATTTCATTGTATAGTTTGTAAGCAGTTTCAACCTGCGCCTTTTTATTAACTAAAGAAAATACCTCAAATAATTCCTCAGAATTTAAAAGCTTTTGCTTTGTAGCTTCAAGAACTTCTTCCCCATTTTGGGCTTTAAGCTCAGCTATCTTAGCATTAAGTTCTCGTAGCTTAGGGTTTAACGTAGTAGATAGTTTCCTATTGTTTTTAGCAAAATCTTCTACATCTTGTAGTTCAGCCTCTAAAGCTAATAAGTTAATAGCTTGTAAGGTGTTAGGGTCCCTGTAAATTGCATAGTTATCAGCATTAAGCTTGTTAACAGCAACATATAACTCATTGCTTACATTTAGTAAAGTTTCTTTAGATTGTTTAACTTTACGGTATGTGTCATATATGGCAGGTATAAGTTTAGCCCCTATATCTGTTGCCCCATACTTATTGTTAATTTTTATATAGTCTTTTTCAGCAACCTTAAGCTTTTCAAGCATTTTGTTTGCTTCTTCTTTGTAGTTTTCAGAAAAACCTTTTTCCTTAGCTTCTTCAGGTTTTAACTCCCTGATACTTTTTATTTCTTCTTCTAATATTTCAGTAGTCCCCAACATAAAGTTGTTAAGGAATGTTTCATCTAAACTTTCTTGTCTAAGTTTTTCATAGGTTATAATGTCCCCTGTTCTTAATGCTTTTTGTTTAGCCACTTCCCTTTCAGTAAAGTTTTTTAAAGCATCATGTAATGCAGCAGTATTCTTCCCTATTTGCTCCTCTTGTTTTGCCCTATACGCTTTATCGCTTTTTTGCACGAAACGCATAGCCCCTTTATTAATGATGCCCCACTGTACAGGACCGCCAGCAAAACCAAGTGAAAAATTAAGTATAGCATCTTCTGTTTGAGCATATTCTAAAGCTCTTTTTAAATAACTACTTTGGTCATCTTCTATTATGCCCGATTTTATTTTTGCAGAACGAGTACCCTCAGATTCAAAGAACCCTCCAGTAAACTCTTCAGTACCCTCTATGATACCTTCTTTACCAAACTCTTTTAACGCAGCTTTAATACCGCCTTCCCTAAAATTCCTGGTATAGTTCATACCTCTTAATTGAGCACGTAAACCTAACATGTTTAATAGTATGTTAGATTTATATGCTATAAGAACGTCTGCTGCACTTTCTGCAGCTATCTTAGGGTCAATACCTTGTTTTACTAAATCATCGTATAAAGCAACTGAAACAGCTTTACCTTCAGCATGGTTCATTAAAAATGCAGATGTTGCTGATGTTGCTAAATCTAATCCTCTTTTCCCAAGTTTTGCAGCTCCTGAAACCCTTAATATTTTAGAGGCGGCCCCAAATGTGCCTAAGCCCATTAGACCAAAACCTACAGCACTATCTATTAAGCCTTGTAGTTGAAATGCCCACCAATCTGGGTCTCCTAAATCTATAGTTTCTTCAGGGTTGTTTCTATGTATAGGAAATACCTCTTCTCTTAAGTAGTCTTTCCCTGAACGCATTGCATCAGAGAACCAGTTACTTCCGTCTTCATCCCCTGCTATACTTGTCCATTCTCCTACGTCTGCTAAATACCCGAAACCTTCTAATAAAGAAAGTACCCCCATTGATACACCACCTGCAGTAGTATTGATTAAGCCTCCCCAAAAACCTTGTCTATCAGCTTTAGCAATTTCTTCTTTACGCCTTTTGTCTTCTAAACGAGCTAAGTTATAAGTTTCCCCTAAAGCAGGTTTAAACTCATCCCCTAGAGTAGTTTTCATAGAAAAAGGAAGTTCTTTAGAAGTGTGTATAGGAGCATTCTGAAGCTCACCTTCTCTTTTAGCCCTTAATAATTCTAGCTTTTCTTTATAAGAAATTGAGGGGTTATTACCATCAGTTTCAGGTAACCCTGTTATTGGATTTAAATTTTCAGGCATTTAAATACTATTAATATTTATCTAATTGTTCTTCGTAAAACTCTCCAAGATTTTTGAAAACCTTATCTCCAGTTTTATTTATAACAGGTTGTCCTGTTGACAGGTCTATAATTTCCACAGTGTTCGCTTTGTTGGTTACAGCTTTGTACATTCTTTCCCCTGTAGCAAAGTTTAACTTAAATACAGCTTCTGCGTTAGTGTCTTTTGAAGACTTGTTTGAAAACTTTTTATCAATTACAGCTTCTGCATTTTTAAGTTCTTTATCGTTATCAAAAGCTAAAGTAAATTTATACTTCATTCTTTGATTTACCTTTTCGTTTTTAGAAAATGTAAACTCATTTATAGCCTCTATAAGCAGATTTTTAACATAAGGGTCTACTATTTGCGAAGGTTCTATAGAAAAGCTTTTAGAGTTTGCTTGTAGCTCTTTAGTTCTTTTAGCAATCAATGCTTTTTCGTATTCATTAAAGGTTTTGTTAAAAGGATTCAATAGTTGCTCTTCAGCCAGCTGTCTTATTGCAGCCCCTTTAGCTTCTGCTTCGTCCATTTTACCAATACCTTGTATAAGCATTTCTCCAAAAGAAAACTTCTGACCTATGCCCAAAGCTATCTTCTCAATGTTTTTCCCAAAAGGTATAACAGCTCCTGTATTAACATCTGTAACTTTAAAGCCTTCCTGAGTTGTTTTAAGAGCATTTAACAAAGCTCTGCCTTGCGGTGTTACCTCTATATTAGTTATAGCAATATTAGTGCTAGTTTCATTTTTAGCATTTTGTAAAATAATTTTCTGAGCTTCGTTTTCAAACTTTTGTACTTTATACGATATAGGACTTGCTATTTTAATAACATCTTTAGGAAGAACTCCATATTTTTTATAGAATTTGTCTGTATTTGTCTCCTGATAAGGTCCTGACAAAGCACCTTCTAAATCGTCTAAGTCAACATTTTTACCGTTAAAAGTTATGCTGCCTTGACCCGTGTTTTGTCTTATATTATTAATTACAGTAGTTGCTAATTTTCCTACAACTTGTCTGTTAGGTCCTCCAATTTTACCACTATTTAACTCTTTATTTAAACTTTCTAAAGCTAATACATTATCATAACCACCAAGCATAGTCATTAGGGCAACTTCTTTGCTATTTAGCTGTAAATCTTTCCCTATTTTGCTGTATACTTTATTGTAGTTATCTTCTATATTCTGTTTCTTAATTAAGAACTCCCCATATTCTTTAGTAAACTGTAGTTTTTGTTCTTTAGTATATAGGTCTGGGTTAGCTTGCATAGCTGCTAAACGCTTCTCAAAACTAGCTTTATTAGCGTTAATTTCTTGCATAACTTTATCCCTGTTAGCATATCTGAAAGTATGACCAAGTGTTCGTCCTTCGCTACTTACAGTTCCAAATTCAGGTATGTATTTAGGCTCTTCTTTGTTTTTATAATATGCAGAATCCATAGATAAATCTTCTCCATATTCTTTTTGTCTGAACAATGTTATAGCCTCGTTTCTTAAATTTTTAAGATAAGAGTCTATAGCTTTGTCCGCATTCTCTGCTCCGTATCTTCTGGAGAAATCTTTGTGCATTAAATCTAAATAGTTTTGAAAGTCGTGGTTGCCAGCAACCCAAGCATCAAAACCTTTTCCTAACCTGTCATCTAATAAAGTTTTATTACGAGTCTTTTTTAAATAACCTGTTCCATATTGTTTTTCTATATCACTAACAAAAGCTTTCATATGCCCCATAGCAGACTGCATTTCTTTTTGAGTGTCATAAGCTTTAGGTATAGTAACTTCTTTGTTTAAATTGTAAATATTACCGTTTCTTGCAGCTTTAACTAGTTCGTCAATTTGGTTGTTAAAATAGTAGCCAGTTTCTTTATTGGTGCCATACTCTGTGAATTTATCACGTTGTTTGTCAAGTTCTTCGTAATCCCTACGAAGTTTATCCATATTCTCAAGTTCTTTAATGTAAGGTTTTAAACCTTGCATCATATTCTTGTATTCTCTTTGATATTGAGAACTGCCTTTATCCCCTTTTGCAATTTCCTCTGCAAAAGTAGTCATCTTACTTTGTATATGATTTTTTATGGCAGCCTCTTTTTGCTTCAATTCTTCTAATTGAAAACTTTGCTGGTCTAAGTTACGAACTTCATTTAGTCCTTTTAAATTGGCTATAGCTTGAAGTTGTAAAGCTTCATCCTGTTGCTGTTTATCATAACGAGCTTGTTGAGATGCCCCTGCTTTAGCTATTAAGTCCCAAGGCATTTCTGTGGGCACGTATTGAGATTCGTAAGGTACTGAATAACCTTGATAAAAACGATTTATGCTACTCATTAGTCAATATTATTATTTACCAGCTATAATCCCAACCAAATTCATTATTTAAAAGATACTGTGCGAATAAGTTTCTTAAAGAGTTATTAGCAGCATTATTGTATGCATTATTACTTGCATAAGCCCTATTGTCCCTAGCATTACCTTTAAAAGCACTTGTTCCACTTACTATACCGTCTAACAATGCTTTTTGATAAGCCGCTTTATTCATTTCATTTGCAATGAACTCATCGTTAGCGGTTTTAGTGTTAAACATGTTAGCGTTGTTTAATATCTGATTGTTATAGTTTGCTTCATTTTGTACAGACTGACCTAGACCTTGGTTTAATGCTTGTGTGTTTAAAGCATTACCTGTAATCATTGCAGCTAAATAAGATGCAGGAGTCTGTGCTGTATTCCTTATATTTTGATTCACTGTAGCTCTGTTAGTGGCTGCATTTTGTTTTAGTAAATCCCGTTCAAGTTCTAAGTTAACAGTTTCAGGGTTAAGCCTTTGAAACTTTGTTTGAGCAGGCCCCTTTCTTGACATAAACATTTGTGTTGCAGCAGGTAAGTAAGAGGCGAACTGCTCACCAAAGGTTAACTTATTGTTAAACATATCTCCATTGCCAGCCCCTTTTGCCCCCTTATAATTGCCGTATTGAGAAAAGTCATTAGGGCCCTTAATAGCATTATTCATGCCTTTAATATCGGCTTCCGAAGCTTGTATCCCGCTTAAACCTCTTGGTGTTACTCTTTGAGGGTTAGCATAGGAATTTAAAAAATCCATGTTATTATTTACAGCCTCTAAAGCTCTAAGACCTATGTCAGAAGTGCCTAAGCTATATTTAGTTTTATAAGGCTTTATGAACATACCCCCATTTTTATACTTTACAGAGTAGGTATTCCCATCTTGAGGTATAAACTGTTTTATATGCTCTTGAGTCTGCATAAGGTTGTTTAATTCCCTTTCTTTTGCAGTATCAGAGTATTTATCATTAACTCTTTTTGAATATTTATTCTCTATTTTTTTAGAACGGTCTGCTATAGTTTGTTTACTATTAGGGTATAGAATAGAATCAGAGAATACAAAGTCTTTGTAACGAGTTTCTCCATGTTCTACTTCTGCATTAGTATTACCTAATGGTATACCTCCATATTCGTGAGTATTACCTTTATAACGAGTTAAATCACCCCCTTGTTCAAAAGACTGTTTAGGGGCTGTAAAATTACTTTTATCCCTATGTTTTAAAAGCATATTTATAAACTGCTTAGTCATAGGGTCGTTATTAGGGTCGTACTTCCTATATTCAAAACCATCATCTTCATTCATCCCTGCATGTTTTATAAATTGCTGAGAGAAACCAGGTTTACTTTTTATAACAGGTTGTAAAGGACCTCCTGAATAAGGAGCTGCTTCTGGCATAGGCATACTCGGTAAGCCTCTTGGAGTAACCATGTTCAAAGGCTCTTGCGTCATTTGCTCTGCTACAGGTTGTTGTAAAGGTTCTTTTGTAGCATTAAAGTTTTTAGGCTTATTGTAGTATTCAGGATGAAACTTTCTGCGTTGAGCTTCTGTTTTCATACTAAAAGGTATTAACGATTCTATGTCGTTATAACCTGGTATAAGTACCACTGCACCAGGGTCAGAGAAGCTGTTATAACTTTGGTAATAATTAGGCTTAATTAAAGGGTCGTATAAAGCCCCTGGAGCTACTAAGTTTACACCCCCTTCATAATAATCTTTAATTTCTAAAGCTCTTCCTTTTTTAGGGTTAGTTTCTGGACTATTTAAAACTTTTTTAAGTTGACTTAAATCTTTATCCAGGTAACCCATGCTCTTTAATACCTTGGGCCAATCTTTTTCAGGGTGTTGTGATAATTCGTATTTTATTTTATCCTTATGAGTTTTTAAATTAGCGTTAATCCATTCTGGGTCTAGCCTCTGTTTTGAAGTAACATGGGCATGGTCTGTATTTAACCTAGGACCTTTTCTATAATTTCTAGATTTGTCTGTATAAAAGTCTTGTAAAGCAAGCTGATTTTTATACAAAGCTAAGCTATCAGCAGCTGTAGGTGTATTGGTTGTGAAAGGATCTGGAAATATAGGTCCTCCTGCATCATAAGATAACCTTTGATTTTGTGCTATTGAAGCATTGGCACCTTGTCCAACCATAGACATTAAGTTGCCTGCCCCAGGTGCTACAGAGTTTAATGCCATAGTACCAGCAGCCCCTGCTATAGGAGCCATAAAATTGCTATAACTGTTGTATTTATCAGCGTAGTCCCCTTTATAAGAGTTTTCATTTATAACATCAGGCATTCCTAAAAGGGATAGGGCTAAGTCGCCTTGCAGTCTTAGGGTGTTACCTAAAGCTTGTCCAGTCTTTTTAAAGAAGCCTCCCTTATCATATTTTTGCTTTTTAGGTTTTTTCATTATTTTGCAAATTTAAATTCTATTACGTTTTATTTCAACTGTATGTTATTCTAATTTGTAACATGTTATATTATATAACATATCACTACATAGGTATTAAAGTATAGTGAGTTAACATATCATGCAGTATAAACCTTTTGTTATTGTTGTTATCAAAAGTCAATTCTACAAAGGTATAAGTATTCCTAACCCTATCTTTTTCAATAGTATTGTTCCTAGGAGTTACTATATGCCAATTACGCATACGCCTACGAATGTTGTAAGTGTTTAATAGGTTAACTACATCAGTATCCTGATAGTCGTTATAAACCCTTATTTTTGAAAAAGTCTCATTAAACACGTCTTGATTATTCAAGAATACCTGGCTTAAATACTCAAAATTATTAAAAATAGAAGGGAATGGGTTACCAGGGTTAACCAAATACTTTATACTTGAAGGGTAAGGTGTACTGCCATAGTAACTACAGTACTCGCCCTCATTATGCATGTATAAGTCTTTCTCTTCTTCCCTATTAGGGCTAATAATTAAACCATTAAAGTTATGGTAAATCTTAGGTGTGTAGTCATAGAAAGACTCAAAGCTGTCTGTAAATTCGTTAAAGCTTATAGTAAAATCTTTGCTGTATAAGTTTTTGTTAAACGAATCTTTTAAAGGTAACCACCTACTATCCAGTTCAGGGGCTAGTATAAGGTTATTGCCGTATACAATAGCTTCTTTAGCTTCGTAATAAGTATCTGTACCGCTATCGTAAGCAACTTCCCCCCTGCTGTATTTACGGTTAGGGCCTATCTCTTGTATAGACCTACCCCCTAAAAATGTAAATAAAACACGGTTATATCTTTGGTCATATACCCCATGTATTCCACTTGGGTTGTCTAAATTGTTTAAAGTTAAGTCTATGTTTACATAGTCTTTAACATTATTGTAAAAGAAAGCGTTTAACCCTTTAAGGTCAGATAAAGGCTGTGTAGATTGCCCTGTAAACTTAAACATTTTCTTTAAGTAAGAATCAAAGTGATATATTGCAGAACCTGTTTGTATTACCCCAAATTGATGATATGAGCCTGTTTCAGTGCTTATATAATCAAACCTTTGTATAACATCCCCTGTACCTAATATTAAATTAGAACCTGTATTGTCTTGTACTACAGAAGTAGGGTTAATGCTAAGTTGTCCTATACCCCTACTTTGATAAAACATTACAAAGTTCCTAAAGTTTAATACTTTGTTTATAGGGCCGTATATACCTTCAACTTCTAAATAGTTTGCAGGTTTAAATATTCTCCAACTGTCTATAAGCTCGCCGTCTATCTTTTCTTCAGATGCCCAAACAGCATGGCTGTGTTCTTCTGTAAATGTGCTTAGAAAGTCTTTTGCATAATAAATTTGCTTTACATTATTGCTTTGACTGTAAATTTTATTGTATACAACATCTACATAATTGTTAAGGCTGTTATAATCTCTATCATGCTCCCATATAAAGCCATTCCTTAAACTAGTATTAATTACAGTTTCTGTAGGAATAGCCAAAGCAGCCCCGAATTTTGCATTTTTAGGACTTAAGTATCTGTCATCTCCTAAATAAGGCTGTAAGTATTCAGAGCCCCAATAGTTAACGTAAACATCCCCACCAAATACTTTAAAGTTATAAGTGTTCTGAGTTTCGTCTAAAATAGGTACAAAACCATTTGTAGTTATATATTGATTTTTAGAACGCTGAGAGTAAGTGTTTCCATTATACTGATTAGTTAAAAATCTTTCATAACCTATAAGTTTCCAGTACCAGTTAATGCTGCTGTTTGTACCTGCTGTAGGCCCAAAAGAAAGCTGCCCTGTAGGGTTATATGGGGTATCCCAAAATAAGCCTGTAGTATTGTCTATAGGGTTTTTAAAGTTAGAGGTAGATGCTGCGGTATCTAGTTCTAAAGCAAGCTTAATATCCCCTATACCTAAAGGTCTTTCTTTAATAGCATTATTGTTAGATTCATTTCCGTTTTTTACCGCATAAGAAGCATTTATAGCCCTGCTCGGGGACAAACCAGGTAAATCACTATTCTCTGCTATATCTCCTCTATTTAATATCTTAAAATGCTTTATTTTATACTTCTTGTCATTGTTAGTTAAATTAACAGGAAGGTAGCTTAATGCTTTTGAATATATACAGTTTGTAAATATCCCATCGCTACCAGGGTCTTCTTGGTAAGCAAGACTTACACGACTGTTAAAGTAACCATAGTCTTTTATAAAATGGTCAGATGAGGGTGATAATAAAGATGCATTAGTATGCTGTACTATGGGACTTAAGAAGCAGCCTAGTTCTTTCCCATAAGTACTTGTGGAACCTACATAACTGTTTTTAGGTCCGTCAGACACTGTATAAACATCTTCTGGAGCACTTGCATTGTCTATAACTATTTGGTCAGCTATAGTCCTGCTAGGGCTTTGTGAAGCTGCTAAAGCTACATAATTATATGCAGAGTTAGTATAACCACTTATGTTTTTGTCAAAAGGTAGCCATGTGCCTGTCCCTAATTTGGTCATGTTCTCATAGTCCCTATTAACCCTAACTATTTCAAAGCCTGATATTTTATCAGCTATGCTGCTTATGTTATTAATTTGAAACTGTATCCCTAAATTCTTTAGTTTGCCGTTTGCAAGAAGAGAAAAGTTTGTGTCGTTATGACTAGGGAATTTAATATCCCCTATCCATTTAACAAAACTAGGGTTTCCTTTTTTAGAGTAGAATACTACCCCAAACCTATACACTTCTCCCCTTGCATACCCTGTTAGTAAACCTGATAGTACAGGGCTTTTAAAGTTCTTAAACTGATTATCAACTTTATACTCTTCCCCAGGTACTAAAGTAATATTGTTGTTTAAAGCATACCTGCCTACGCTTAAAAAAGGTGCTGATATAACTGTACCTGCATTATCTGTATCCATGTCTACAGTAGTAAAACTGTATTTTATATTCGGACCTTCTCCTCCTAAAGTAACCCCATCACTTTGATATTTATACTGGCTATTAATAAACCAGTTACCATTGTTTAATGCGTTATTATTATCTTCGTTGTTGAAAGGGTTTATTAAGTCTAAATCTTCTGTAACAGGCCATATTGGAGAAAATCCGTTAATGGAATTACTAGGACTCCCATAGCTATCCCCAGATTCGTATAAATGAGCCTCCCTATTTGAATTAAACCTATAAGCTCTTGTGTCAAACTCTATGTCAAACTTCTCTGTAAATATATTCCCTGCTAAAAGCCTGTTATCTTTCCATGTAATACTTTTACACTTATCAGGGCCTGTATTAAGGTCGTTAAACTCTAGTATAGACAACTCTATATAATCTTCATTCCCGTTATGAGTTACTTCAATTTCCCTGTTGTCAGGAATAGGCTCCTCTTTAAATTTATAAATCAAAGGTATGTTAAAAGCCTTATATAGTATAACTATATGCTCTATAACATTAAAAGATGCATCTAAATCTTTTACAGTGTATGTAACTGACCTAGAATTGCCTGCCCCTGATGGGGAACCCTGATACGTTGCATAGGCAGAAGAATTAGGGTCGTAATTAGTTAAATGAACTAAATTACTAACAGGAGATATAATACTCTGCGCACCGTTTGTATTAATAAGCCTATAAGCATATTGTACAGTAGAACCTGTAGGTATAGAACCTGTCCCTACTTTGTTTATAATAGGTTTAGTAAAACTAACATTATTTTTTATATCTAAGTCCTCTGGTAAAGTAACCATTAATTTAGGGTCATATACATTAGCCACACGCAGCCTGTTATAAAAATCAGTCCAGTATACACGCCCTGTATTAGTATTTTCATACCTACAAACTACTTCATCCCCTATCCTGTGATAAGTGCTGAAATTAAGTATGTTGTTGTATTTTAAATGTACATTAGGTCTAAGTTCCCCTGTTATATTATTAAGCTGCTCAACTGTTTTAGAGGTTAAATCGTATTTAATCTTCCATATTTGCCCTGCACTATTTGTAGGATTTTGACCTATCTCGCTTGTTGTAAAAAGTATTATTTCATCACGTAAGTTCCCAGCCCCTATTAACTTTAAGTCAGTCTGCTGTGGTACAACTAATGCAGATAGAGCTCCCCCAAAGGTTACGTTTAAGTAATTAATAACTACGCTATACCCTACAATGTATATGAAATCAGCCCCTAATAATACAGCATAACGCCCTAAGTTAGTATCTGTTTGAACTTGTACATTGCTAAGTATTTCATTGTAAATATCCCCAATATTTGTGCTAGTAAAGGTAATGTTTAAAGTAACTATGTTACCATTGGGTAATGTATAGTTGAATGCTATGCCTCCAGGACCTGTATAACCTTTAGGTATTTTTAAGCTGTATATGGCTTGTAAAGTAGGAAATTTAAAAGAAAGCTTATTACCTTTTTCGTTCTCTAAAACAAAAGAGGATGAACCTTCATTAGTTAAAATCCTAAAGTTTTTTAAATCAAAGTAGTTTTCTTTCCCGTATTTAGTAGGAGCAATATCTTGATTTAAACCGTTTGAATATGTATTAGCGTGTAATGGCATTATAAGCTGTTTTTATTTAAACGCCTTTCAGGGTTATTTAAGTTTGAAAAGTGATAATCGTGTTCTCTTATTCTAGGAATTAACCTTAACCATTGTTCCTTCAAAGACTCCATTCTGTCTATATTAGGCATGTTAGCTTGATTTTTAGCTTTGCCTACATACCATAACCATTCTGATTCACTTCTTTTAAAAACAGGGTCTGCAATCCTATTCTGTCTCCACAGCCTATAATCAATCATATATGTCAAATAAGCTTTAACAGCTTTTATATGACTTACATTGTCAGGTATCATAGGGAACTCTTTGTCGTCAACAGGGAAAGTTAACATAGTCATTAGTATATCACCCTCTTCAAAAGAAGTTAATATGTAATTGTCATTAAGCTTATAAGTATGAATACTATTACACTTATGGTCTTTACAGCTTGTACAATGAGTATGATGCAAAGAGCTTGAATCATATTTCATAGGAAGGGGATAAGATTCCCCTTTGTAAAGTACAGTCTTTATTTTATGCAAATTACAAGGCAACTTTGCTTTATAATCATTTACAGCTAAGCATACTGTTTCTTCAACATACTGAGGAGCAGCCCCTATTAAAGCAATAGCTTCCCAAGTCCACTCAAGCATGTTTTCTAAGTCTACTTCGGTGTCATAACCGTTGTCCCTAAATACACCATCTATAATGCTGTATAAGCTTATATATTTACCATTAACCATTATTCGTAGTAGTCTATGTTTTTATTATTTTTTATTTCTGCACTAAGTCTTCTTTTATTAGCCCTACATGGTATAAAACAATAAGCAGCACTGCTTTTAACACGGCACCTGTATTTACTGTATAACCACCTGTATATATAACCGTCTGTATGAGAGTTTGTGTAATACACTATAGTCTTCTTTTCTTTGTCCACAGGACTGTTAGACCAAAGTTCTTTAGTCTTCTTCCAGTCTGGGTATACACGACTTTCCCACCTTTTAAGGTTATTTTCTTTGTCAAAGTAAAGGCGTTGTTTACTTTTCTTAATACGTATAACCCCTAATTTATAAGGGATTATAAATTCATAAGATTGAGTAATTATAAGCTCTGATAAATTCTTATTGAAAGCTTTTATTATTTTAGAAAACTTTTTATAGTCAACTTCAAACTTAGCTTTATGCTTCCTGTTTTGAATACTTTCAATGTAATATTCGTATATATCTTTTAGCTTATAATCAGCTGTATATTTGCCTTTACCTCTTTTCATTATTTTTCTATTATTTGAGAGCCTGTACTTTTGGCATCGTTAGTATTATCAACTGGTAATTGTAAAGTGTTTATGAATTTCTTAATGACTTCTGCTTCTATATAAGGAAGCATCCATTGATTTATAGGGTATTCGTCATCATCAGTGTAACATGGTTGATTATTACACGCTACAAATTCTGCTAATTCTGAAGGGTTTTCAAAAACACCCCTTATGTTTATTTTTTCTAAATAGTCTAGTTTAAAGCTTTTACTAACCAAGTATATATACCCATTTAATAAAAAGACATATACTATATTTTTGTTAAACTTGCCATTACCTACGTAAGGAGAACGGCTATAAGGTATTATAGAAAAGTTTATTTGAGAACGGTCTATGGAAGATACCCTTGTTATTGCAGGGCTATTGTGTAACTCTACAAAATTAGGTATTTTAACAACACTTCTCATAATATCACAGTCTATTGGAACATTGCAGCAGGAAGAATTATCGGTAGGTTCTATGTTAAGACATCCGATTTCCTGTACAATATTATCATCAATAGTTCTATTCTTATTAAGCTCGTTCCTTACCCATAAAGCTCTTTGTTTATTGATTTCAGATTTAATCTCCCTTAAGTCTAAAAGCTCATCATCAGATATTTTAGGACGTATCTTATTAAATATTTCAAAAGCTATTTGGTTTAAACTAGGCATACTTTATATAAATTCTTGGTGTAAATTGTAAAATTAATTTAATATTTTTAATTATGCAAACATTGTTCGTTTAAATACTTAACATTAACTGTTATATTTTTTATAAACAGTTTTCCCATTTTCTTTAACAGCCTTTAAAACTTCTTTTTTAAGGTTATCTTTATTGTAGCTTACATGAATCCATTCAGGGTTAAGGTCGTTACCAAACTCCCATATAAGTTGAGAGAATACTAACTTATCTTTAATGTAGTTAAAAAGGTCTTTATTACTTATCCCTTTTGTTCCGCTAACTAAGTCAATAGCCATACCTAAACAATGTTCAGAAGTAGCACTTCCTCCTATTGCTTTATTAAGTTCAGGACTTCTAAAGAAAGAGGTAATTACTATAGGGCCTCCAGAAAAAGCTCTAAGTGGTTCAAAAACCTTTTCTGCAACCGTTTTCATATTTTCCAACTGCTTTGCATCAGGGGTATTGTTAATGCCTTTTTGCTTTGCAGTATTGCTTACTGTTGCTTCTTTGAAGCTTATATGTTTGCTTATGTTTTCCATTATAGTAGTACTATTATTAATACAGCACTTAGTACTGTGGTTGTTGTTATAAATATTTTATTGGCTTGTCTAGAACGTCTAAGTTTTTTATCAAGCTTTTCATTCTTTTTTAAAAGGTCTTTATTTACGTTTTCTAGAAATTGTGAGTAAAGCCTACTCTCTGTAATAAAATCTTGGTCTGCTTTTATGATTAAGCCTTGTTTAGCTATTATAGTGTCTTTTAACGCTATTTCTTCTTTGGCTATGCTATAATCCCTTTTAAGTTTGTCATAATGCGCCAGAGTGTCTAAAATTGCCCTTTGTTGAGGTATTGTAAAACACCTAACAGAGTCTTTAGAACTGTATGCCCCACTTTGCCCATAAACTGTCAAGCTGCTTAGGATTAGCGTTGCGTATAAAATTACTTTCTTTAACATAAATTATTTGACTTTTTTGTTTTTTACTTTCAAGCTTTATTAGTTCAGACTTAGTTTTTGCTAAGTCAAAGTTAAGCTGATTTATTATATTTTGATAATTATTGTAAATAACCTCATACTCTTTCTTTTTTATAAACAAGTTCTTTTCGTAAGAGTCTTTTAATTTATAAAGCCTAAGACTTAGGAGAACATTTACAATCACTATACCCGCAATTGCTACAAGGTATATCTTGTCCTTTTTCGTAATATTTATCATAGTCTTCTTTAAAAAAGTTTGTTAAAAATTTACCAACTATAGCTAGAATCCAACAGGTTATAGCTACTGTTTTGTTATCATTCAAAGACTCAACTATAGCTACAGTACCAAAAGTACATAGTAATGAATCTCCTATTCTGCGCCATTTCCAAGGCACAGGCTGCTTATATCTATTATGCAGGCTTTCTATTGTTTTTTTGACCATGCTTTCTTAAATTCTTTAATTAGTTGTACTAAATTTTTACCAGCGTTGTCTTTTTCTAAAACAACTTTTATGAATTTTGCTATGTTTAGAAATACTAAACTTGCACCCACTACTATACCTACAATCTTTGTTATAGTGTCTAAGTTCATGCTTATCAATACAAAGAGCATTGACAATGCATTTAATCCAGGAATTTCAGAGTCTTCGATGTGATAAGCCATATTATTCAAATAAAAAGTTTAAAATTCTTTTAAAAAAACCATCTTCACCTAATTCCACTTCCTGAGTGTTTTCAGCTATATGGTTTTCTACATAAGCTTCTATGTCAGCCCTACTTGGAGCTTCAGATATTTTACTAAAAGAGACGTCTTCAATTGTATAATTGTGAGCCCCTTTATCGTTTATTACAGACAGTTCTATGGTGTATAAATTATTACCCCAATCATGTATCACACGTTTTATCTGTGTCTTTTCGGGTACTATTATATTCTCCCCGATTACCAATGCTTGTTTTTTTGCCATATTTAAACTATTAAAAATTCATAAATTATTAAACAGCCTTGCGCACCGTTACCGCCCGCCCCTGATTGTGCCGTGCCATCTCTTGCAGCACCACCACCTCCCCCGCCTGCGCCATACAAACCACCGTTACCACCGTTACCGCCATTCGTTGTGCCGTTGTTAGCACTACCACCACCTACACCACTTACACCTAATCCAATTGTATGTAGTCTTGTTGGATGTAAACCAATTTGTAAAGCGTAATTATCTATACCGTTATCACCGTTACCGCCACCTGCCGTTCCGCCCGCTCTCGCTGCTGATAGCGTATTGCTTTCATCGTATATCCTCGTTCTTGCTCCGCCTGCATTTTGCGTTCCGGGTGTTGCGTTGCTTATACCGCCTCCTCCCGAACCGCCAAAATAAACACCAAATGATGTATTTGTCATAACTAATCCACTTGTTCCCGCACCTGTTATTCCGCCTCCATAGCCGTTTGCGCCCATTATATTTAATCCATTAGTATTTGGTGTTGATAAATTAAAAGCCACCGTTGCTCCTGCCGCTTGCCCGACTGCCCCTAATCCACCCTTTGCAATTACAAGTGAACCAAATGAAGTATCACCTCCATTTGCGCCATTATTTCCTGCTGTATTATTAGTTGTTACTGATGCCCCACCATTACCACCTGTGCCTATTGTTATTGTCTCTGTGCCACCTATCTCACTTGCTTGTAGTATTCTTCTTGCAACAGCACCGCAACCGCCACCGCCTCCACCATTAGAAATAGTGCCGTTTGGTCGCTTCTCTCCACTTGCTCCGCCTCCGCCTCCGCCAACTGCAAGCACGTGAGCAAACAATAAATTACTTGGTTTTGTGTACGTGTCATCCGCTGTATATTGTCTTACATTGATGCTTATTCTACCTCCATACACTGCCACTATTTGCGCTGCTAATAATTGCGCTACTAAATCAGAATTATCTAAAGCATTTATTTGCGTACAAGATAAATTTATATTCGGTAATTTATTTTCAGTAGCTCCGTTTGGTTGCGTCAATACAATATTCGGTGCTGTAAATGTTTCACCGCTTTTTATATTTTGCGTATAACTTGGTGTAGTCGAATCATTCCTATACACTGCATCGGGTGCTGTTATGTTGTCAACACTACAGCTTGGTATAAAAGTGGTGCTTATAGTGTTACTTGCACTGTCTTTTAATACAGCAACAGTGTCTATAAGCTCAAAAGGCGACTGAGCACAAGTTATAGTCTCTGTGTAGGAACCGTCTGAATTTTCTATATCTATAGAACTACATCCGCCTCCTCCGCCAGTACCTCCTTTATTAAAGGCATATATTAAAGGAAACTTTTCAAACATTATTTAAAATAAGTTACTGTTAATTTATGTACCCCTGCTTGAGCTTGTATTATTTTAAATTTATTTAGCTGTTCAGGTTCTTTAATAGTAAATACTGTTAAATGATTTAAAGGTAACCCTGCTGTATTAGTAGGATTTAAACCATCCATCCTAAACCTTGCTACAATCTGTTCAGGGCTTGTAACATCAGACTCTACAGTACAAAGTGCGTAATGAGAGTTAGGCGGGACTGATAAGCTTTTAACACTATTGTCTATGGTTATTTCTTCAAAACCGCTTGTTACAAAGCTTTTGTTTAAAGTTTTCAATAAGTCTGTTATACTACTCATATATTTTAATTACAACCACAGTCTGCGGTATCTGTATTTTCTATTAGTTTATAAGCATCTTTTATCATATCATCTACTTCTTTTGTAAGTAGGCAGTTCCATAAATCTAAAAAAACATTTTGTTTCTCTTCTGTATCTAAAACTTCATAAGTCATAAAAGTGATTTCATTAGCACTTGTTAAAGTTACAGTCGAATTAAAACTATAATTACTGCTGTAAGAGTATATATACAAAGTATCATCTACTAATTCTGCATGCAAATTAGGTTGGTTATCTATTATGTCATTGTACATATAATCTAGCATAGCGTGTATTGTAACAAATTCATCCCCTGTTATAAAGTTACCATCTATGTACAAAAGAACATTATCATTCATAGGGTCTATCTTTTGTAAGTTTATTTTAACAGCAAAGGTTAAAGGGGCTTGAAAAGGTATATAACACTGCAAAGCATTTAGATATGAGAATAAAAGCTTTGTATTTTGAGATATACATTCAGCATTAGATTTCCCATAGGCTAAAGCATTTGCCATAGCATTTACCATTATGCCGTATTTGCATTTTAGGTTTAATATGTGTTTGTCTAAACAGTCTTTGTACATGACCTTATATTTCTAGTATTCTGTAAGTTGTGTAAATTTTTAAAACAGAGTTAGCACCACCACCAGTAGGGTTCCCTGTTTCTACTGTTAAATTAACAGGAGAATTAGGCCTTAATTGCTGATTAGATGTAGAAGCTGTATTAAATTTAGCAAAATTTACTGTTCTTGTGTTTGTAGAATTAATAAGGAAGTTGCTTACAAACAATGGGTCTGTAGCAGTTTCTATAATAACCCTCACATTAACATTAGTTGCAAAGGCTGCGGAATCGTACAACATTCTTCCTGTAACTGAAAGCACCTCTATAATCCTGTTAGTACCTTGTGCAGGCACTAAATTAAAAGGATTGCTGTATAAGTTAAGTATGTCCGATTGTGTTAAGGTCACCTCTGAAGTAAGTATATTATTGTTTATTGAAAAAGCAAGTTTACTAGCTTGAATAGAGTTGTCCTGTATACTGGTAACACCTGTATTACTTATGCTAATAGGGCCTGTAACAGGGACAGAGTTTAAATCAGTACCGTTACCTATTAGTATGTAACCGTTTTGTTTTGCATTTAAAGCCGTAGGCGCATCTGCGGGACCACCTACTATAATATTACCTCTTGCTATATTAGCTAATTTAGATAAAGTTACTGCATCATCTACTATTTTATTAGTAGTTACTGCATTGTCTTTAATTTTTGATGTGTCTATAAACGCATCTTGGCTAAAGTTAGGAAGTATATATAAAAAATAACCAGAACCAGATTGCCTAGCCATAGCTATAAACCTAGTTGTTAGTAAAGACTGCGGAATGGTAGTTCCTGCAACTGTAAAGGTTCTCCCGTTTAAGTCTATATTCCCTCTGTATATAACAAAGAAAGTAGTATTGGCATCTTCTGGACCAGAACGTGTTATAGAAAAATTATCTCCCAAAGACACAGGGCCTGTAGTAAATAACTCATAAAAGCTATAAGGGTCTAAAGTATTAAAGTTTATAGTACCTCCAGCAGAAGTTATTTCTATTCTTTTTAATGGTAGTTGTGCTGACATAGTTATGGGATTCTGTTATATTCTATTTTATACTGTACTAAGCTAAGAGTATTGCCTACCCCTGTTATTCTGCCTATTACAGCCATAGTGTTTGTTAAACTTGTTAAGTTATTTGTAGATACTGTATCGTATATAAAGAACTTATCTTTGTTCCTATTACGATTAGTAGGGTCAGATACTGTGAATTTTATATGACCGTTTAAAGTAGTTGCAGACAGTCTAGTTAATTCTACCTCTAATAAAGCATGAGTATCTGTTAAGCTTATAGGGTATTCTACTATATTAGAACCTTCTACTAGGTCAAAACCATTTACCCTGTAAATTATCCAAGCTTCCGTGTCTGTTGGTTTGATAAACAAACAAGTTACTTTTAAAGAATCTCCATCTTGCTGCAAAATGTTTGCAGGCAAGGTATAGGACGATAGCTGTACGTTACTATTAGAAGATGTGCTATACCTTGTAAAATCATTTAAAAGTATCCCAGAACAACAATCACCTTCTGCTGAAGGTAAAGGCCCTGCATTTATGGTATCCCCTGTAGTAAGTGTTATTATAAGATTATTTTCTACGATTTGCACATTAGTGATGCCTACACCATCACTTCCGCTAGGTAGCATTATATTGTTACAATCGCAATTTGAAGAGCAGCTGCACATGTTAATTACAATTACATTTGTTATTGTTGCATATTCTTTGCAACTTTGTTAATATTTTATTTATTTTAGTTTCGTTACCACAAACAGCATTAGCTTTAAGACCCTCTAATAAAACCATAGCGGTATAAACTTCATTAGTATATTCTTTTAAATCACAAGAACATTTAGAAGTAATTTTAGCTATCATTTTTTGTACACAGCATTCTATCTTACAAAAGGCAAAAGCCTTAACAGTTTTAGTATATACATTGTTTAACGCATCTACAACTGTATAAGTGATTGTGTAAACACCGTCTTCATAATTACCAGGAACTTGATTAAATTCTATTGGGCCCGTTACAGGGTTTGGTAAATTGGAAATTACACTGTTTGTAACTATAACGCCTGATGGGTGTTTTATGCTTATGGTCATTGAAGACACTTTATCTGCTAGTAACGTAGATGCGTGCTCCCAACCGTTAGGGTTGTTTTTTGCATGGTAAACGCCTGTTGTATCAGTTACTATTAACTGAGTACACTTATTTCTGAAACATACTGATATTTTAGGTACAAAAGGCATTTTGAAGTTTTTTTATTTATAAAATAAAGCTTGGAGGCGTTTAACCCCCAAGCCTATTTCTTTAGTTATTATTGTATAGAAGTTGCAAGTACAGTAGTACCAGAAGCTGCAGTTAAACAGTCTAGTATAGTGTTGGTAGTAGAGTTACCTGCTCCTACTTGAGCTCCAAAAGTAGCTGTTCCTGCTACACCACCACGGTCTAATGCTATAATAACAGTAGCGGGAGATTTAACATTTGCACCTAAACCTTCAGTGGTTTCTATTTCGTACTCAAGCACAAGAACTGCATAAGAAGTAGTATCTTTTACATCTTTTCTCATAATAGGTGCAGGAGAGTTAGCTTCACTTCTGTAAAGGTTACCTTCGTTACCTTGACAATGGCGTTCTAGTTCTGCAATTTGTTCCCAGTTACCTCTTCCAGGGTTAGAACCTTGAGCTTCAGTTACGGTAGTAGTACCAAAACTTTCTAACAAAGTTGTTTTGAAAGCAGCTTTACGGAAGGGGAAGGGTTTAGTTTCGTCAAACTGAAGTGGACGACCTGTAAGTTTAATACCCCAGTTAGCAGCGGCTGCTGAAGATGCGGCAACTACTTCGTGGTTAGCATTAGCAGAAGCTGTAAAAGAATCTCCTTGGTAAGGCAAGTCTAAAGTTACTACGTTGTTAACTGTATCAATAGCAGCTACTTTATAAACAGGGGTTACAGTAGTTGTACCACCAAGTCTTAAATAATCCCCTACTACTAAGTTAGAGGGGTCAGTACCTGTATAGGTAACGTATTTAGACCCTTTGGTGGCAGACCAAGCTGTAGGAGCCCCGGTAATTGCGGCACCTGCATCATTACACACCCTTTCAATAGCTATTGGCTTATCTGCATTTCTTTCAATGGTTTTTATACCAGCACTTACCAAACCGTCTACTATTTCAATTTGAGTAGCAGAAGAGTCTGATTTGTAAGGAATGTCTAGAATGTCTTGACGTTTAAAGGTTAAAGAATCAATACCACGAAGTTCTAAACGAATCATATAAAGATTATCATTGATTGCGTTTATAGAACCAGTTGTACCGTTATAACCGATATAATCAATTTGTTCTACATCATTAACCCAAGTATAACCAGCATATCTTTTTATAGCTTTGCGGTTAATAACTGGAGATTTCAAAGGGGCTTTGCCTGCGCCACGTCCTTGATAAATTACTAATTTTTCAGCAGTGGCTGCGGTAGTACCTGTTAAAATGGTTCCACCAGGAGCAGCAATTACTACTTCCCCAGCTGCTAAAGTTGACAATGTTACGTTAGATGTTCTTGCAATGTTATCTGCAATGAACAAATGTGTAACTCTGTTTTCACGATTTAAAGCACTCATGTTGCGTTTTGTTTAAATTTAACTTATATTTATTTGTTTACTCTATTTTTAATTATAATGTAGTTTCTAAAGATTTGTAATAGAATATTGAAACTATTACATCCCCTGTAGCCACGTCCGCATTGTTAACATTTAAAGTTACAACAGGGTGGTCGTTTACGAAATCTGAAATAGTGGCAGGGTTTAAAAAAACAGCGGACCTTCTTCCTAAGTCAAAGCCTAATACAGCAGGCGATATGAATGTTTGAGTGTCGTTTTCTATAGTAGCCACTAAAGCAGTACCTTCATCAGCTGGACTTATTTCAGTACTATTGTAGATTTCTATTCCTAATATTTTGCTATGTAAAGGTATTGTAAAAATTTGACTTAAAGACGCATCCGCATCAAAAGAATATGTACGAGACATTTTTTCTAGTACTATACCGCCATAACCGAAGTTAAAACCCTCTTGAAATTTTAATTGAGATACTATTTTAGCATTGCTGTTAAAATTTAAGTTGTTGTAAAAGTGGCTTGTAGTAGAACCATAAAAAGAGGACGGACCTTGTACAATAATTCCACCCTCTGCAGAAAGTGCTTTTTCTACAATTAAGGGAGACTCTTTTACTAAAACTGCACCATAAGAATCCGGATTGGATATAGAATTTCTTCCACCCTGTAAAACAAGATTAGTGCTATCTTCCCCTACAGTCCACTCGTTAGAATACCCTGAATCTTCGTATCCAGCACTTATTTTATTCCCTACTATTATAGCATGAAACCCGTCTTGGTTATTTGTGGTTTTAAATCTTTCAACAGTAAAGTCTTCTGCTGTAGAAGTATCTCCGTGTAAATTATTAATGTGGTCTATAATATTGTTTAGCTCATCTACATGAACAAGGGCGTTGTTATTAACACCTAGCCTAGATTTGCCTTTTGATATTTTTTGAAGTTTTGCCATTATTCTTTAGTTATTTCTTCGTTTAGTTTTATTTGATACTGTTGAGGGTCTGTAATGCCTGTAGCTATCCTTACTGCTATGTCTACTATCTCATCATGTACACCGCTGTCTAACTCACAATTTACCTGGTTAGCAGGGTTTAAGTAGTCTACAACTATTGTTTGAGGTTTCTTAACATAACGAATTAAATAATCATTAATGTTAAAGGTACCGTCTGTTATTATTTCATGCCTCTTGTTTACAGAGGTCGTGTTTTCTTTACTAAAATCTAATCTCCAAGCTAAGCCGTCTGTACCACTTACATAAGGCTTTCTGTTTGGATTTTTCTTATTTAATACATATTCGTCATGTGTTATAGGACGTATAGGTACTCTTAAGGGTTGCTGTGTTTTACAATTAGTTCTATTCGTTATAGCTTCTTCGTAAATAACATACCAACAATCTTCTGGTAAATCGAATAGTTTTCCAAATTCTACTACCCCATTTTGGTTACTGGAGGCTGAGGTAACTAAGTTACCAGAGTTATCCCTCGGCCCCCTAACCAATTCACTTAAATCTTTTCTACGCTTCTCTGTTTCTTCAAAACCATCTCTGTACTTATTACCTTTTGGGTTGTATACAGTTTTTATAAATCTTTCTTGAGCAATGTTTAACAAAATGCTTATTTCAGAATCTTCATAGCCTGGGGCTGCAAAGTTTGTAATCTTATCATATTTGATAAGGAAATTTAGACGCATTTCGTTAGCTGTCATTATTTACTTTTTTGTGCTTTTTCTATTAAACCTTTAATCTTAAGGAAGTTTTCAGAGTTAGCAGCAGACTCCAAATAAGAAACAAGTTCTTTCAAAGAGTTGAACTTAACATCTAAAACAGGTACTTCGTAAACAGTTTTGCTTAGCTGTATTATAACGCCACAATCTAAACCTTTGTATACTAATACTTTAGTTTCATAAGAATCGTCTTCTATAGTCTCTACAAACTTTTTAGTTTCGTCTGTAATAATATCAGCAACTTGTGATTGTAAAAACTCTAGTTTAGAATCAGCCCCAACTCTTAAGCCTTTGTATATTCTTAGGAAAGCTGCCAGCTTATCTCTGCTGTTTTTCATCTCTCCATAAGCTGTCCAAGCTTTTTGAGTAAAATCTGCTTTATTTCTTTTTATAGAAAACTCTTCATCTTCCTCACTTAAATAAAATTTGTAAGAAGCTTTATTTAAACGCTCTGAATGTGATTTAGCTATTACTTGAGTGTTCACCTTAAGAACTTTGTACTTAATGTAATCTAAAGGTTCATTTAAGTTTAAAATCAAACCATTCTTGTCAATGCTTACTCTAAAGGAATGCCAGAAATTATCTTTCTTTTTGTAGATAGATAAATCACCAGGATTTAAAGCTAAACCGCTGTAAGGACTTTCAAAGTACGCTCTCTCTTCGTTTGTAAGAGGGTCTACCAAAAGACCTGTAGAGTTTAAAGGTACATCTAAGGTTAACTTACATCCTGTAAACATTTGAGCACCGTCATGTCCTTTAGGTAGCCAACCACCGGCTCTGTCGGTGATTAGGACTACCTTAACTTTCTTATTTATCAAAGGACTTTTCACTTCTTTTTTTGTTGTTATTGCTTCCATTTTACTTCTCCCTATTTGTTTTTATTATATATTTAAAATTGAAGGTTTTAATGTTGCTGTACGAGTTGGGTCCATAACCATAGCTCCACATACAGTAGCTCTATGAACTTTGTAACCATCTACGCTAGTAGACATTATGTTGTTTTTTAGAGTAGGACTAAAAGGGTCTCTTAAGCCAGGCTCATAACCCATTAGGTACTCACTACCTTTAACATATACTTTTCTAATGTTAGGTTCTCCGTCTTGGTTGTTACCCATGTCAAGAATGTCATAAACATAAGATTCAGCAGTACCACCATTAGGGTGAAGTATTTTGTTACGCTCAGGATTGTCTTTCATAGGGTCATGCATTAAAGTAACTTTAATACCTTGAGGACCCATATACTCCATGAACTGACCTTTAAAGGTTAATGAATTTCCTGATAAAGAAACTCTGTTTTGGTCTCGCAAAGGAGTGTACAAAGATGCATATTCAGAAAGAGCTTCATGGAATTGAACCATACCTCTTTCACCTGTACGAAGTACAAACTCTCTTTCACCTTCTCCTAGTTTACCTACAGATAGGTCTAAAAGAACATTAGTAAGCCATTTGATGTCAAACTTGTTATAGAAAGCTACGTTAGAAGTTTCCATTTGTTGTTTGATACCAGCACCTTGTTGAATATCATAACCTGATTTACCTTTTTGTTTGAAAGTACCGTCTGAAGCTTTGTTGTATGTACCATACATCAAAAGTTTAGATTTCATCACACGGAACTGACGGTCAAATTCATAGTCAGAATATTGTAACCAGGTGTTATACACTTTTTTGCCATCTTCACTTTTCCAAGCAAATGCAACTGGTCTTGAAATCATGTTACCAGGTACAGTTTTTTCCATACGAATCATTGTGAAAATGTTACTCATTTGGAAAGGAGAAGTGTAGTGAGGTTGCCCACCTTTAGTAGACAATGTTTGCTCTACAGGGCTCCACTCTTTTGAAAAGCGTTTGCCTGCTTGTAGTTCTTCAAAAGGAATGAACAAAGTTTCATCGCCTGTTAAAAGTTCACAAACATAACGGAAGTTACCACCTTCATTGATAGGTCCTTCTTTAATTAAAATAGAATAAAGCTCATTTTGCTCACCTACAATTACGTTAGTGTCAGAAAAATAAGCTTCTGGGAAAATAAGTTCAAACTCAGTAAAGTTCAAACCAGGACGGTCAGCAGCTGTTACAGCTACGCCATCAACTCTAGCTTCTACCAAAGGTATATTTTTGTCATTAGTACCTTGTAGAACCCATTTAAACTCATCATCTGTATCTAAGTATTTAGGAGAGAATTTGTCTAAATAGGTATCCAAATCCATACCAAAGTTAATGGCGTGGATTCTTTTAGCCAGTTTAGATGCCCACTGAGGCTCTATTTGATAAATACCGCCAAGGTGGTTTTTTGTTACTAGCCCTGAAAAATCTTGCGGGTAGTATTTTTGTAAAAATGATACTTTCATTATTTATAGTTTTAGTTTTGCCTATTAATCGAACCTTATAGACTTGATGAGTTCATCTTCAAGGTCTGTAAGTCTTCGTTCTTTAGCAGAGTTGGTACCACCACTTGTTTTAAAGCCTGTATTTTTGTCAAGCTGTTCTTTCAATTTACGTACTGCACTGCTTTTTACATTACCTGTAATAGCAGAAAAGTCTTCAAAACCTTTCGTAAGTATAAACAAATAATGTAATCTTTTTTCAAATTCTATGGGATTCTCCATCCTTTTAGCAACAACTGCATTTACTAATGCCCCAGTATTAGGGTCTTCGTAAACAGGGGTTGTCATAGATTTGAATACTTTTTCTTGTATTGTTTTGTTAAGCTTAATACCAGGAATTATTTCAGTGGTATTTTCTATATTTTCTTTTAAACGCTTAACCATTTCTTCGTTGGCTTTTATAGCAGCTTCTTCTTTAGCCCTGTTTTCTTGAAGAGTTCTTTCTATAAAACTCTTATGGGCATTTTGAAGTTCAGGAAGTGCATCTGTAGCCTCTTCATAAAGTTCATCTAAAGCTTCTTTTTGGCTAACCAGTTTATCTATCTTTTCTTCACTAAACTTAGTAGTCATTTTTAGAAACTCTTTATAAACTTTCTTTTGTAAAGTAATATCTTCTTCTAAATCAGATTTAGTAATCTTAGTATATTCTAAGTTCTTGGTTTTAGACTCAATGAAATCTTTTTCAGGAATACCGTTCTTTAAAGCTAACAGGTACTCTTTCTGATTGTCATTCAATTGGTTTAAAAATCTTAAACTTCTTTCTTCAAGCTCTGAATTAAGAGTTTCAAAAAGGGCTTCATATGCACCCTCTTCGTCATTCTCTTCCATAGCCTTTTCAAATTTTTCTTTGTCAAAGGAGGAAATAACACCCTTTTCATGCAGGGCAGAAGCAAAGCTAACTATGGGAGAAGTTGTGCTATCAGATTGGGTATTATTATTCGCTCCTCCTTTGTCCAAAGTTTCGTTACCCTCATCATCACTGGAGTCTTCTCCTTCCACGTTGTCAGCTGCTGTATTTATAGCTGTTATATCTATTAAATCTTCTTCTTTATCTTCGTTTTCTTTTTTAGTAGTTTCAGGCTCTTCTTCTTTCTTAGTATTAGCCTTTTCTCCCTTGTTAAGTAGATTCAAGTCTACTGCTGTTTCCTCTAGCTCTCCCAAACTATCGAAACTGAAGTTGTTAAACATTTCGTCTTTTTCTTCTGCCATTTTACTTTAATTTAATAAATTATACAAATA